TGTTCGAACCTACGTCTTGAGGTGGCCCTTTTCTTTGAGCCAGGCTTCAAATTGTTCCAGCAGGTTCAACACGCCATGCGACGTAACCGCCTCGGCCAGGTTCGTCACCCGCTCATTCAAAAACTCCGTGTACAGATTCTCGCCCATCGTCATTCCTCCTGTGTTGTTATGGTTCGAACAGTCGCTTCAACGCGGTACTGTCGTACCGCCAGACCGGTTAAGCTCCGAGTTCGGCTTCAGACCTTACTCGTCCCCTCGACTCCGCGGCGCATGCGCTCAATCGTCCGCTGTTGGAGCCAGTGCTGCGCCTCCTCGATGTGTGTCAACGCGCAGGCGTTCGCCTTGCACGAGAACGGACCCTTCTGAAAACTGCGCAGGCGATCCGCGACAATGGCGAGCAGGACTTCCTGCGTCAGCCCGTTCACGCCCGCCTCGGCAATCGGGCCGTTCTGGAAGATGATGTTCGCGCCCGTCTCGTCGCGCAGTGCCGACCCTGGTTGGTTCACCGATGGGTTCGTGAGCGTGTGAAATCCGCCCACGAAATAGTGATGGTTTGCGCCGCCCGCCCCCGGCTCGTCCAAAACCGAAATCGTCAGCTTGTCGTTCGCCGGGTTGATCTGATGCTCATTCAACTCTCTCATGGTCATTACTCCTTTGTTGTTATTCTCAGCCGAACATGTCGCTCAAGAGGACGGGGTACCCGCGGCGGTTCCCCCGCCTCTTAGCTCAGGGTTAGACCGCCTTCGTTTCATTTCCTCTCCCACGGTTCTTCATAGGCGATGCCGAGAAATTCAAACAACGCCGCCTCGCTCGGCACTGGCCATACTTCACCTTGGTTGCAAAATGACACGGCCGGACCGACTCGTCTGAATCCCGAACCGTAGGGGTTCCACTTCCAGCCCAGCTGCTTCGCTCTGGTCGCGATCCTGGTGTTCGACTCCGCCCCGCCAGTCCGACACACCAGATAGTTCCACCAGTTCTCCTCAGTCGCCGCGAACAGGTCCACCGGGATACCCGTCAGGGTGTGCACCATCAGCTTGTTCTTCGGGCCGAACATCTCAGACCCCTTCACGTTCTGCCGCTTGTGCAGGATCGCCGCCCTCTCCATGTCCGCGATAGCGACATCCGCCACATTGATCACTGCGTCGGCAAAGAAGTCCCCGCCCTTGTGTCGCTCCGCCCGTGCGATGTAGAGAATTTCGACATCGCCAACATCCGACTTCCGCCGCCGCAACGAACCAGCCACCAAGATCCGCAAGCAGCTCGGTTCCATGATCTGGACGATCTGATCCGCGACCTTCTCGGCCTCGCTCCTCGGGTATCTGGTCTTCGTCATTTCAAAATTCCGGCGGTCTAACCAACGCTTGCACTCGACTGACGGCCCGAAGCGGCCGCAGCCGAGTGAAGCTCAGTGTTAGCCGCTTCCAGCAAAACGTCCGCGTGGCACGGCTGATCCAGCGGACACCAACACGCCAAATTCTTCCCGCGCAGTTCGGTTTGTGCGTGCGCCAGCACGATCGGGTTGCCGAACACCTCCGACCTGTATTCCGCGATGCACTGTTCAACCGTGTCGTGCACGTCATGGCAAACGACGCACCACACCCGCGTATGCGGGTTTCCCCACTTCGTGCTCCGGTCCACCTTCACGGTGTTCTCCGGCATTCTCCATCCCTTGGTCCGCCTCAGTTGTACGCGCACCGGTTTCATCTTCCCTCTTCATCGCACAAAAATTTCTTTGCCACGCCGCCGTCAAAGCGTTGATCTTGAATAACCTGATTAGCGTACGCGGAACGCCGCTTTCCGCGGATCCGCATCTTGATCCGGTTCTGCACGGACTCAAAATCCTCCTTCATTCGCCGCCCATCGCCCTTGCTTCTCCGTCGATATTTCATGTCGGCACCGACCAAACCCGAAACTGCGCCATGTTCTCCTGGCCGCCGCCGACCTCAATGACCTCGCCCGTTCCCAAATACGACCCGATCTCCGTCCACACCCCCGTCTCCGGATCCAGCGTCCGCTCCAGCGTGTACTTCCGGCCGATCATGCTCGGCCACGCCACGATGATCCCCAGCTCCGACCAGTGAATGTCCAAATCAAATTCCTCGAACCACCACTCCAGGACCGCCGGCTGCGACGATGCATCCTCGAACACCGCGCGGACCTCAAACCGATACGCGCCCGGATCCACAAACTGAATATCCGCGTGCGTCTCCAGCGTCGTCATCGATCCGAGCTCGAAGGTCCCGAAGAACCAAGACACCCGATAAAAGTCCACGCCACTGAACGCCGGCGGATCCCAGGCAATGCGCGTCACCTTCACGCCCCACCCGTCCCTTCTGTCCCTTGCGTCACTTGAGTCCCTTCAATCTCCTCGACTTCCCGCAGCAACCGCGCCGCGCGCTCCTGGTTGTCCGCGCGCTCCGCCTCATTCACCGCCGGCGCCGCCGCCAGCTCGCGCGCCTGGGTACGTTTCAGGCGCGCCTCGAAACTCAAGATCCTGGCAACCGTGTCACTCAAGGGGTGTCTGCTCCCGGTCCGCCAGTTTCCGCTTGTACTCGACTTCCAACACGCGCGCCGTCGCCATGTCCGGAGCGACCGCGACCGGATACCAGCCTGGTTCCTTGTCCCTCTGCAGCATGAACGCATTGCGCTCAACAACGTCATGCAACAGCCCCACACGCACGCCACCCTTGACGTGATGCTCGACAACCCAAAGCTGGCCGGCCGCGCTCATGGTCCTCTATTCGTTCCTGGCAATGGCCGCGTTCGCCCAAAACACAGACGTTTCGAGCTCAGTGAGTGCCACACTTTGCTCGCGGCTGGGCGGCGTTGTGCGCTTGATCAGGTATGCCAACTCCTTCGCCTTCTCACGCAGCGCGACGTATCGCTCCTGCTGCCCAGGCTTCGGCGCGTGGTAAACAAAGTTGTTTTCCAAGACGGGATCGGCCGGGCCGTCCATGAACATCTGCTGATTACTCTCTTGATTTTCCGGCATCGTCTGCTCCTTGTGTTTTTATGCTTCCGTTTCCGCCATCAGCTCCTGACTCGTCCGCGCCCAATCCGGCGCGTCGGCCGCAACAGGCGGCCCCTTGTGACTCTTCCGCTTCACCTTCTCGCCCTCCGGCACACCGAACCGCGGAGGCGCTTCCTCAAACTGGAAATACTTTTCATGCAGCCAGAACGGGATCGCGCCACAGCCGCCGTCCTGGTTCTTCTGGCAGTCCACCCACGTCGGCCGTTTGTTGTTCTCGCGCGCCACGTCCTTGTCCTGGAACACAAACAGCACCACTTGCGCGTCCTGCTCGAGCGTTCCTGATCCGCGAAGATCCGAAAGCTTCGGCGCACGGTCCGCCGTCTCGCTCTGCCGGCTCAACTGGCTCACCGCGAGAATCGGAATATTCAGCTCGTGCGCCAGTGCCTTGAGCGTCCCGCTGACGTACGTAATCCGCCCGTTTTCGTCCGCATCCAGGCGCATGATCCCGGTCCGGATCTGCTGGATGTAGTCGATGGAAAGCGCCTTGATCCCGCGCCGCATCACCATCGCGCGCGCCCAGGAACAGATCGCGCGCAGATCCGTCCGCTTCTCCAGGAAGTACATCGGATAATTCCCGATGATCTCCTTCCACTGGTCGACGCTCTCGAAATTCGCGCCCGTCGCGTACCCGTAGTTCAGCTTCGCCAGGCTAACCCCGGCCTTCATGCAAAGCGCGCGCGCCAGCAGTCGCTTCGTCGTCATATCCATCGTCACGCGCCCCACCGGCACGCCGCCGGCCGCAAGCTCGACCATGATGTGGCCTTCCAACGTCGTCTTGCCCTGGCTCGGCCGGCCGCTAATGATCATCAACCCCGGACGGATCCCACAAAGCAGCTCGTTGACCTTCGGCCACGGCGCAGCAAGTCCACCAACGACTCCGGTTTCCCCCGCCTCGCGCCGCGTCCGCGCCTCGCTCCATTCATCGCGCAAGTCGTTCAAATGGTCCGCGTTCTTTTTTTCTTGGTCTACCTGGCCCACCAGCTCACCGAACCGTTGAGGCACTCCCATGACGAGCGTATCCGCGCGCTCCTCGCTCGAACGCAGCTCCTCAACCACGACCATGCCGACGTCGATGGCGCGCCGGCGGATCCACTTTTCCCGGACAATGTCCAGGTAGTATTCTGCGTGCGCCTGGGTCGGAGTCTCGTCAATGATCGTTTCCAGGTAGCGCGCGCCACCACACCGCTCCAGCGCGCCGCGATCTCGCGCGAGCTGTGTCACCGTCAGCAAATCCACGTACGCGCGCGGCGTCGCGAACAGCTCCGTGATCAGCACGAACAGCTCCCGATGAAACCCGGTGTAGAACGCATCCTCGACGAGCTGAAACTGGTTCAGCGCAATCGGAATCACCCGCGACGGATCCAGCATCATCGACCCCAGCACCGCGCGCTCCGCCTCCTCGCTATTCGGTGGAATGCGCTCGCTCATTCGTGAGCCTCCCCGACAAACTCACGCGAGCGCGGCCCTTCCGCCGCCGGTTTTTTTTGCATTCCCTCGACCGTCCGGACCTCAAGCCGCGACGCTGCTTTACGCAACCAGGGCAAAACAGCGCCCACCTTTCCAGCCACGCCACGAAGTTCGAGCACGATCTGCGCGTACTGCTCCGGCTCGTGAATCTGCGCCAGGGGAAACTCCTGGGCCACCTTCACGACGTGATCGTAAAGAAGCTGGTCCATCTTCCCCGTCTCCCGAAGCGCCTTGAACGCCGCCTCAAAAGTCCCGTTCGTACCTGTGAACTCCTCATGTCCGTCCGGAGCTGACGAGTCGCGACCCTCACCCTCGTCCGGTGAGTGGGTCTGAGTATGAAGATGGGTATGAGTATGAGAGGCGGGACTAATCGCGACTCGTGGGCTTTCTTGTCGCGACTCAGTCGTGACTTTTGGCGACCGGCGTGTTTTTTCACCGTTCGCGTACTGTAAACCGTGATCACTCAGGTACTTATCAGCCGCATCGTCGCTGTGATCGTGCCAATCGTGGACGAACAGCCTACATTGATCATCACGATCAAGCCATCCTGTCTTGACAAGAGCGTTTACTAGTCGCGACTCAGTCGCGACAAAGTTAGGCAGAAGTGCGACGACTTCACTCCAACCGGAGTAATATTCAATCACCTTGTCGGGATATTTCCCGACGTCGCCTTGAGGCACGTACCGCGCCGTCCAATGCCATAGCGTTTCCAGGATCCCGACGCAGACCGCTTTTGGGATCCCCAACTCGACGGCGAGCAGCATCATTTTCGGGTGTTCAGGTGTACCGCGTTTCACGTTACCACCTCCCCGGAAATCGCGGCTGCTTGCGAGTCAACTCGTACAACCCTTCACCGATCTCCCGGCAAGGGATTTTCATGTGGCGAGTGAACTTGTGGGAATCACGTACACGCACACGCACCAAGTCACCATCCGGCGTGAGCGCCCCGATCAGTCGCGGGTTCGGGTAGATCTTGTCCACCGTCAGCTCGACCTGGACGGCCGGCGTTTTTTTCGGTTCGGGCCCCGCCTTTTTTTTGACCTGGAGCATGTCCAGGAGTCGCGCCACACCATCCGGCGACCACTTGACGAGCGTCCCTACCCTGTGCCAATCGACGCCCTCCTGAAGCTGCCCACGCGCGTCTTTCACAACCTCGCGCGACAGGTTCATCCGCTGACAGAGGCTGACCTCCTCCTCTACCACTGATCCATCCATCGGAAACCCCTCCTTTTGTTCTAAAATTTCCGTCCGCCCGACCCATTGATGTGCCACCCGCCCCCCGCGCAAAGCCGCGACCCCCGCCCCCCCCTTCGCGCGCCTTCACGGCCGGCGGATCGCGCCCGTCACCGCCAGGCGCCGACCCAGCTCCGACGCCCTTTTCCCCTGGACGTCCGTGGCAAACCTGTAGCAGCTCGCCACGAATGCAGCGAAACGCAGGGCAATCCGCGAGCAAAGCACCTGACACACTATCAGCTCACGCCTCACGCTTGACCTCCGACGACTCGACCGTGATCGTCCTGGCCGCCGCGACCGGATCGCCCTTTTGCCCGGCGTTTCCCTCGCCCGAACCCATCCGTGCGGCCATTGCGCCCAGCTCCGCCATCATCGCCAGGTAGGCTTCGTGCGTCGGCTCGCCGTCGTTGATCACGTGGATCCGCGCGGTCACTCCGCCGGAAAGCAGCTCGGACTTGTCGACCAGAATCCCGAATATCACCGCGAGATCCCGCGGAGGAATCTTGGCGCGGCGCTCGTCGTCGGCCAGGGCCTCAACAATTCCTTCGACGCAGAGACGCGCGCCGGCACGACTCACGCCGGCCAGCTTCTCTTTCACTATCTCTATCTGGACGCCTTCACGTGCCTGGACGGCCATGATCGTGTTCGGACTCACGCCCAGTAGTTTCCCCTGGCGAATGATGCCGACACCTTCGGCGCTGAGCGCAACGATGGCGCGGTATTTTTCAGGGTACGACTTGAACAGGCGCTCGCCGGTGAACTCGCCCAGCTTCTCCGATGACTCGAAGATGTGAGGAGCCAGCGCGTCACCTGAAAAAAGAAGCGCCTGTTGCTCGTCGCGCTGTACCAGGCTGTCCTGCTTCTCCGTCATGGAATCAGACCGTGATGCTCTGCAGATACCGATTGACCGCGCTGGCCGGCACCAGGACGCAGCGTCCGCTCTTGCGCGTCGGGTGGATCCCGTCACGACCTTGCGACTTGCGGCCGGCGCTGATGAGATCCCACACGCGCCGCGCGGAGACGCGCAGGAGCTTCGCGACTTCGTCGACTCGGTAATGTTGCTCGACACTCGTGATCGTTGCGCTCATGTGGTCAGTTCTGTCCGTGTTCAAAAAAAGAAGCCGCCGGCGCTTTAGACAGATCCGCCGGCACGTTACTCTTCGCCGCGTCCTCCAGGAGTTCACCCACGACGTTCAGTAAAAGAGCTTGCGCGACTTGCGTCGCGCCGTCGGCGTTGTACTGATTTGCCGATAGCAGCATTCCGCGCAGCTCCTTCATCTTCGCCTCGGTGATCATGCCGCGGCCCTCGTCTCTAAAAACCGCGCGCCGTATTCCTCGCGCACCAGGGAAGCCAGCACACACCAGCGGCCGTCCGCGGTCACGTAACACCGCTTTTCGTCGCTCCAGGTGAGCACAGCGCCGGCCGGCGCGGCTCCAAAAGAAACCGCGACGCGCACCTGGTGAGGTAGCGAGCCGCGGGAGAACATCGGCGTGAGGACTTGGCCTACAGTAACCATGACAAAATCCTAGCCAGCAGAACGCCGCTTAGCGCCGCGGCCTGAACTACCCCAAGAATCCGCCACCTCTGCAACTCGACCGCCGTTGGAACGTTTCGCATTGACGTGCTCCTCCAGTACAAGGGTGATGTAATTGGAGCGCGAACGGCGCTCACGTTTCGAAAGCTTTGTGACTTCGTCCGCCAGGCCAGAGGGAAGATTTAATGTGACTGATGCCATTTCTTGACAAGAAGTAAGCAAGTTCTTGCTAAGTGTCAAGAGCAACAGTTGACGAAAAGCAACATTCAGGAGTATTCATTGATCAAGAGCGCACAACATGCCTACAAATCCACCAGGAAAAGGAACGAGAAACATCGGTGTGAATATGCCCGATGATCTCCTTGATGAGCTTAGCCAACTCGCCAAGCGAAGCGGAATGTCTCGAAACAAGTACATTCGTACCGTGATTGAATCCGCCGCCGCCAGCGAATTATTGACTGCAGAACGCCGCCACGTTGTTCGGGAAGCAAAGCCGGCCGTCACGTACACCGCGGCCAGAAAGAAATGATCCCATGAGCGTGCCCAGAAGAATCGTATTACTCCTAGCTGCCGTCGGACTGATTCCCCTATACGCCACGTGTCCGCGCTTTGCAGTCGACAAGGGAACGCGCTACAACGTCACCGGCACCAGCTTGGAGTTTATGGGCCGGGTAGATCCAGGCACCGCAGCCGCGCGCCTGACGTACTACCTGGTAGGCGCCGGCCTATTGTTCATCGCCGTCACGCCTCGACGTCGACCGGTTCAGGGTGCCGCTTGAGGTCGCAGTAATACTCACACGCCACCTGCAGCGTGTCACCCAACCAATTCGCCGCACATTCGGCGCCGTGCCGCGTGTACCACTCGCTTCCGACCAACTTCCGCAGCTCGTGCGCCGCCTTCGGATACGTCCGCGCGTCCCAGCCAATGCCCCGCATCCACAGCGCAAATTCGCGCTTGATGAGGTCTTCCCTGGCGGACGGTGATCCGCCATCCAGGATAAACGGATCCGCCGGCCGACGCAGGATCTGCAGGTGAACCATGACCGTCGCACCGACAGGGATCCTCCTGGATCGGTTGTTCTTCGTTCGAAAATGCTCGCGCGGCCGAACGTCGATATAGCGTTGACTCTCGTCAAGCACGAACCATTCCCAGCGCGCCGCGGCTGCCTCGCCGGCGCGCAGCCCCATGTAGTAACAAAGCAAATAGACGGCATAAAGCGCGGGACGATTCTGACGCAGCTTGGCGGCTTCAATAGACGTCTTCTCAATCAGCGAGCGCGGTGGAAGCCTGTATTTTTGGCGTTCAGGATGAACCACCCGCGTCTTCAAAAACCCGTCCAGCACAGGAAGCCGGAGATCCGACATGCCTTCACAAGCCCACGACGAAAATACCGCGCGCGCATTTCGAAGCGTGCCGGCGACGGTCCGCCGGCCACGCTCTGCGTATTGCTCGTCATTCACGCGGACATACGGCTCCAAAGCAATGGATGCGTACTTCCGAACAAGATCAGCCTGGAGAACGGCCGACGACAAGGATTTGACATCAACGTTTTCGTGGACAACGCGCACCAGGTTAAAGAGCTGGGCGATATAGCCTTCGATTGTCGCCGGCCGTGGCCTTCCGTGGCCTTTGAACCTTTCACCAGCAACGGCACGATAACGTTCGACGATTGCGCCCAGCGTCGCGTAGGCGGTCTTCTGACGCACACCCATCACAGCGTCCCACCTGGCGCCGCGAGCACTCTCCAGTATCCCCTTCGCGCGCGCCGCGGCCACCTGCTTGTCGCTGGTTGCCAAGCTTTGATAAAGCTGCCGGCCATTGACGACCGCCCGGACGTAGTATATACCGTTCGCGCGCTTTTGAAGATTTCGAAGGTGAGCCATGAGACAGCATCCTTTCAACTTGTTGCAGACACGTATCAGCTACGTCTTCTGCTACATAATTGATACAACTGCACGTGTCAATAGCGTGCAAGCCGGTGCAAGCCGGTGCAAGGATGAAAACGGTGTAAGTCTTGACTCTGCAACGATAAATGCGTGAAAACGCAATGCCGCACTGGTAGCTCAACTGGATAGAGCACTTGACTACGAATCATGTGCTTTCTAGTTGTAAATCGTTGATAATCAACGCAAAGCGTAGAAACTTTGCGTCTATCGTTTCGGTTCATCCGGGAGGATTTCGGGGCACAAATTTATCATTTAGCCGTGGCTTTAGAAACTTGATCAGTTCCTTTTCGGCTCTGCGCGCGTCATCGACCTTGAGATATTCGAACCACAAAACCTGATCGAATACCTTGCCCTTGCTTCGATGGTCAGCAAGGCGCACCGCCAGGCCCTTGGTCATGCCTACGTAAACCACTTCTTGCTGCATCACCAACAGATAAGCCGCCCAGCCTGGCGGATCCCTGAAATGCATTGGCGAGTTGTGTTCTGCAACGGAACAAATCTCAGCCAAGTGAACGCGCTTCGCGATGGGAAGTAGACCAGCTTCGTACACGAGAAACTCGCCAGTGGTAGCAACCGCGCCATATACAGCATCATTCACCTTTGCCAAATAGATGTCGGCACGAACACGGGCTATCTGTGGATCCGCAGTTCTCAAGCTGCAATAGAAGCATTTTCCGCGTGCGTTCACCCGGACGTAGTACATTCCATTCGCTCGCTTCTGCAGGTTCTTCATGCTTGTCACTCAGAAACCTCCTCGGTAAAGCCAGGATGCCGGCCAGTGTCACGGTCTTGGTTGGCCTGGTAGATAATGAGGGCCCAAAACTCGTAGTCATAATCGAGCGCCTGGAGGATCAGGCTCTTCGCGACTTCGTGTAGGGCTAGACGATAGGTGTCGCAGACGGATTGCACCGCCTTCAACTGCTCGGGTGTCAGATCGAGCTGGACTGTGATCGTGGCTGTTGATGCGCGTCGGTTGACGCTTCGGACGGGCTCGACTATGGTTCCACTCATGATGACCAGGTCTCCTTAACGGTTCTGGTTGTCTAGGGGCTGCGGCGTGCTTTGAACACACGCAGCTCCGCTTTCTCTCGCCCCGGCACACGCCGGGAAATCCTATTTCTTCTTCTTTGGCTTGTGTTTGGCCCAGCGAACCAGGACGGCAGCCCTGGCCTGTTCGCTGGTTCTGGCCTTTGCTGGTCCTGTTATCTTGGCGAGGCGCTTCCCGCTCTCACACGCAAAATGTCCAATGGAAACCCGCTGATGGCATCTAGGGCATATAGGCATGGTTGAATAATACGCAAAGCTGCGCGTTTGTCAACGATCAGCTTCCGCCATAGCGGCCTCATTTGTGCTCACCTGCGAAGATACGAATTTCTGAATTTCCGCCATCAGAGATTCAGACACGTCTACCCACCCAATGAGTTTTAGTGTCACTCCTGCGGGAAGCGACGCCAGATCAATTCGCGACATATCCAGAACCCACGCCTGGCCGGTATTGTTGTCGAGTTTAACAATCATCGGAACTTCCATCCTTAAGCGCTCATCATAGATGCTTCCCGATACAAGAATGTACTCTGAGAATACTGTGCAGACCGAACACGTGATCCATAGCAGGGCGACAATCATGCTCTTCATTTTGGCCTCCTGTCGGAATTAGAACACCAAGAGACAGACTGAGCAAGGTCTACGGCCCCCGCATGATTTCCTGCAGGACGGCGGCTTGCTCCTGGGAGGAGCCAGCACGAAGAAGCGCTCGTAGTTCGGGGGTCGCCAGCTTGAGCTTCTGCAACTCTGTCCATTTCTCATCCACGTAGTTCTTGAAATACGGGTCCGTCTTGTAAAACAGCTTATCCGATGCCGTGAAGGGCTGGCCGGCCATACCGCGCTCGATCATGTCCCTTGCGCGCAACCGGGTCTTCGCCTGGGCAACCTCAACCTCGTGCCGGGGCACTTCTAGCCGGTCGCTCACGCCGCGATTCGACACCTTCACCCAGCGGCCGAGCGTGTTTGAGATCACCGGCAGCCGCAGGAACTTCTCCATGCGCGTCGGCTCTGCATCCGTCTCCTGGGGATTGCCGAACCGGACCACGATGGTCCCGCCGAGCTGGTTCCACGTGTGGCGCGCCAATTTCAGCTTGCCCTCGCCGGCCAAAGCCTCATCCGTGCTCATCAACTGGCTTCCGTTGAAACTGTCAATCGGCGCGACTCCAGTGATTCCATACGTGTACCAGGCGCCGGCCACCTTGAGCAGCGGATTGATTCCAGGCGCTTGCCCGGCCGTCACGTTGAACAGGCCGCGGGTATCCATCGGCTGTTTGTCCGCGCGCAGAAGCTTGGAAATAATCACGTGCAGCATCCGCTCGCCCTCGTGCATCGGGATCCGCAAATACGCCACTTTCTTGTTCGCGCGATCCACCCAGCCCAGCGGCCAGATCTTGTAATTGTCCCGGTCATACGTCGGAACAGAGTCGATCAGTGCCTGGATCTCCTTGCTGTCCTCGTCACCAATCAGCCACGACATGAGTCCGCGGCGCAGCAGCTCAAACCCCAGCAGCGGAAGCAACGTGTACTTGATCGACTTCCAAGCGCGCTCACCCGGTCGATCCTTCCAACTCTTGGCCGTCGACTCGACGCCGCGCACAATCGGGTTGTAAAGCGGCAGCAGCAGATTGACATACGACGCGCCGGCGCCGCGGGAAAGGAAGTCCGGACTTCCGGACATTTCCCGCACCAGCTCCCGCTTCTTCGCCTCCGGCATCGACGGGTAGAATTTATCCAGGTACATCAGGCCGGCGATCTTCACCGTCCGCTCGTTCACCTGGCCCCAGGTACGCCACAGCTCCCAGCCGCGGCGGATAGCATTCACGACAGGAGCCGCGGCCGACGGCGCGCCCGTCACCGCCGGCGGAACACGCCACGACGCCGGCGGAATGTTGTGCCGCACCAGGAGCTCATCAATCGGATCCGGCTCGATAGGCTCACCCATCGGCTCCACCCTGGACACGACGACACCGCGCCCGAGCGCATCCCGCGCCGCAGCATCCGGCTCGCCCATGATGCTCGACCGCGCCGCGGCCCTGGCCTTCCCGCGGAATGCCCAAAACGACCGCGGACCAAACCGCTTTGTGCCCGGCATCTGATCCCGGAACGCGCCAATGTCGCGCGCGTACGCAATCGGCCAGAATCCGTAGTTCCACTGAGTCCACAGCCTGGTCCACGTCTGCGCCAGGGCCCGATTCAGCGCCGCAAACATTCGATTTTCGATTGGATCCCCGTACTCGAAAGCATCGACCAGGGAGCGCGGCCCATAGAAAGCGTGCACCTTGCCGCGATGCACGAAGATCAGCGTGCCCACCCGGTTCGTCTTGATCTCCTTCACCTCGCGGCGCTGCCCCGTCCAAACCATTTCCGCCGGCTTCCACTCGTTGGCGAAGGGGCTGTTGATCAGCGCGTCGATAATCGCGCGCTTCGCGCTCTCCCGGTATGCCATGTTCAGCAGCGCCAGGTCCTTCTGCATCGTCGCCAGAAACGGATTCTTAATGCTCCCCAGGAACCCGTATTGCTTCGCCAGCTTCGCCCCGACGTGCACCCCGAAACTCCCGGCCAGGAGCGACTCAATATCCGAGCCCTGCGGATCCGGCATCGCGTTCGCGCGGACCGGCGCCACGGTATGGTAAAATTGCCGGTTCTCGATCACGTCCTCGCCGGCCGTGTCGAAGATTTCCGACTGCTTCACCTTGTTGATCACTTCGCCCTGGCGCACGTTCCAAAATTCAGCCTGGACCGCCACCAGCGCGCGCCACTTCTCCGGCGGCAGATCGCGCTGCAATTCGGCCAGGCGCTCCGCGCTCGTCTTCGCCGTCCATCCATACGGGTTCGCAATGTCCGCGCGGTTGTTGACGACGTGGTTGTGGAACATGAACTCCGCCAGGTCCATGAAGTCCAGGCCGGCCTTGAGCAGCGGCACCATGACCTCATTCCGCACGCGCGCCAGGTAGAGCTCGTGGTGCGTCTTGCGATACAGGTAATCACCGATCGCTTGCTCGACCGCGCTCCGCGCGTTCGGATCCTTGATCCTCTTCACGCGCCAGAGCGTGGGCCCGAACACCCGACTGAACGTGTACCGGAACCGGTCCGCGCGCTCGCGCCAGGTCAACCGGTTGCTCTGCTGCTCCAGGCCGCCGGCGATTTCCGTCGACCGGCCCAACTCCGAACGCAGGTGTTGAACCCGATCCCTCTGCACCGTCCCGCTCTTGATCGCGTCCTGGATCGCGTTGTACTCGCGCAGGATCTCCGGCCGGCTCTGCGGAAGCCAATCGTGGAACAGCCGGAAGAACTTCGGCGCGCGCTTCGCCACCGCCGCGGGATTGTTCAGCATGATCGACCCCGCCTCGGCAAACATTTCCCAGGGCTCGCGGAAATACGGCTCCATCTTCGTGCCGCCGTGCCGCCACCAGGCAATCAGCGGCTCCAGCTCCGCCTTGATCCCGGCCACCGTCACAAACCCGTTGGCGTCCGCATAGTCCTGGATCAGCCGCGCGTACTCCTTCGACACCGCATCATTCCACACCGCCACCGCCGCGGGATCCGTCTTCGGCGGCCGCTTGCCGGCCAGCTTCGCCGCATCCTTGCGGAGCTGCTTCCGCACCGCGGGATCAATCGCCAGCTCCGGGCTCGACGGCAGCGCCGCCAGGGACTTGAGCAGATACCCGCGGAAGGCCGCCACGTGCCCCAGGATATTGCCGCGCGTGTGCAAGTGGGCCAGATCCGGGAGGAAGTCAACGAAGTGCATCAACTCGTGCGCCATCACCTTGCTCGCCAGCTTGGGATTCTTCGTCAGCGCGTCCTGGTATGCCGTCTCGTAAAGGTGTGTGAACCGCTCCTCCTCCAGCTTCTCCGCCGTCATGCTCGGAGTCACCAGGCCAGGATTCGCGGCCACAAACGCCTTCGCGTCCGCGCGCATGACCGCCTCCTCTTCCGGCGTGATCAACTTGAACGCCGACGCGAGAAGTTTAATGTTCTCCGGCCCACGCTGCCCAGGGATCGACGAGAACACGCCCAGGGCCCCGCGCAGTTTCCGCACGATCTTCGGATACCGTCCGCCCGTCAGGTCGTTGTAGAGCTTCACCAGCTCCGGCAGCTCAATCGGCATGTGCTGGTCCGGATCGTCCGCGATGGGAACCGGCACACCTGGCTCGCCCAGCTCGCCGCCCGGCCAGCCGGCCGCCGGCGCGCGGACCTGTCGCGTCCCGATCTTCGCGCCGAAGAAAACATCCGGCCGGCCCTCCCGCACGCCCAGCTTGTCACGCATGGAGTTGCCTTTTGTATCCAGCACGTCCAACACAGCATTGACGGAGAACGCGCCAAGAATCTTGATTCCGTCCGCGTGCGAGATATTTGCCGGAACATTCCCAATGATCACTTGCCCGGACCCCATGTGCCGCGCGAAATTACGAATCAGCGCCAGGCCGCGAGCGTCGGACTTCGTAAAGGCATCCAGCGGAAGCCGCCCGATACCTGAAATCCGCCCATCGTTGGTGCGGCCCACAAGGTAGATCGCATCCGGCTCGTTCATCTTCGCCACCCGAAGAGCCCCAGCGATGTCCAGAGGCGAGTCGATCTGTGTTCCCAAAATAGAATGAGGCACTTCCGGCTGTTTTAGCGGATCCGGAATTGCGGCCACTTCCTTGTTCGTCAGCGTCTCGACAATCGTTTGATAGTTTGTGCTTCCAGGCGGACCCATGCGCCGCGCGGTGATGATGCTAATTTCTCCGTGATCAATAACGATATGCTCGCCAAGAATTTGCCGCCCCAGCGCCTTCTCTAAACTGAAATCCGTGCTGGCCGTCAACTGCACATCCTCACCGGACGGCCGTGTGCGGCCGGAAGGATGATTGTGGAGCTGGTGGACTCGATCAGCGCCCGACGCCTTGATTCTCTCGATCAGCTCCGCCTCGTAAACGTCGCCCCATTGGACAGCCCCAGGCAGCCGCGAAGTCACGATCATGTCATCGACGATCACGCCGTCCTTGACCATGAGAAAACGAAGCAGCTCAAACTGAGGATTGCGCGCGAGCTCGATGTACGGCCAAACGTCCTCGGGCTTGGTGAGTTTCTGGCCTACGAAAGACTGATAACCTTGACGGACAAGGTTCCCCGTGACGGCGCGGGCAAGAACCTCGACACCCCCAGGTAAGGAGCGTCGCACCCCCCGCACGCGATCAACGTATGCCGTGAGCGCCTTGCGCGCGAGATCACGGTTTTCTGCTTTTGCTTCCGGTCGCTGCTCATATCCCGGCTCCCATTTCTGAACGTTACCCGCCTGCGGCCCATTGTCAAACAATCCGTCCAGCCAGAGCTGCGTCGACTGCTTCGCCCCGCCGTCGAAGAGCGTCATCTGATTCGCGTTAGGATCCGGCTTCGCCGCCGGCTTGTCAGCCTGGACAATCACATCACCGACCAGCTTGAACGGGATCTCCTTGCCGTCGATCAGATCCTGCTGCTCCGCCAGCTCCTGGCGCGCGTACTTGATCGCCGCCTCAACGCCATCCTTCACGCGGATTTTGTCGAACGCTTTGGCCGCGGTATCGCCGCGCCGGCGGACCAGGTCTACCCGCCACTCCTTCCAGGAGCGCGCCGGATAGTCCGCCGCCGGCTCGCGCACGCTCGTCTCGCCGTCCGCGTCCTCGCCGTCGTTTTCCAGGTCCGGATTGAATGTCGCGCGGTCAATATCCTCGCCGCGCTGGATCCGTTCCAGCACTTGCGTCTTCGCGTCGATCAGCGCCTTCTTCCGCGCGTCTTCCGGCTCGCCTCGACCAACAGCTTGAGGCGCCGGCTCGGCGGGTTTTGCTCCAGCTCCTTGATCGTTTCCTTGTGCGATTTCCGTGGTTTGCTTTCCTGCATTTCTCGCCCTCCCTATGAGCTGCACCGCCGTCGTTTCCGGCACGTCACCGAACAGCGCCGCCGTCGTCGTGTCCACCCTCGACACCAGGCGCGCGTACTCGTCGATAAATTCCTTGATCGCCCGGATGCTCTGCCGCTGGTCCAGCTCCTCCAGAAGATACTGCACTTCCTGGCCGCGTTCACCCGCGAACATATCCCCCTGCGCGACATAGTCCGCCAGGTTCTTCACCAGCCCGTTCGCCAGGTCCCGCTTGTAGGCCATGTACGCCTGGAGCGCGTCCGCCAGGTGCCCGGTAATGTCGAATTGCGGTTTCTGCTTCCCGATTTTCAGGAGCTGGCCGCCGGCCACCATGATCCCGTCGAGCTGCCGCTTGATCCCCAGCGTGTCCGCTTGCTCCAGCGCCTGGCGCACCAGCTCCCGCCCGTTCGGACTCCGCCCCAGCACCGCCGCCAGCACCGCACGCCGCACCCGGCCCTCAATCGCCGGCGCAAAGGAACCGTCACTCGCCCGGAGACTCTGATCCCCCGTCGCCAGGACAAACGCCCGATTGAAATCACGATTGCTACCCGCCCGGACCGTGCCAATCGCGTCCGGGTTAAACACGTCCATGATCTCAGAGCCCAGCAGGATCTTCGCATCCGCCTCCGCCAATTCTGCATCCGTGCGCTGCAGAATTTGTGGCCGGTTCGACAGCTCCGCGATCTTCGCCAGGCTCTGGCCGCCCGTATCCAGGATCTGCCGCACCAGCACCGGATTCTCGATCCCCTCCACGGAAAGCCCGAGCTGCCGCGCCCGATCCTGGACAAACGCATCGTACGGCCCCGCCCGGCCGGAAGCGTACGCCTTCCGCAAGCCGATGGTGCGGCCGTTACCGCTGATCACCTGGCCGCGCTCGTCGACAATCGGGCTCCCCGAGTCCGTCACCGCGCTGTCATCCAGGCGAAGCGGATCCGGGCCCAGCGCGATCTTCGCGATCTGCTCCTGGCTCGCCGCCGTGTTCCGGTTTCGCGGCTGCAGCTCCTGGTCATACTCCGGCTTGTCGGAAGTAATCAGGCTCGCCGCCGGCACAACTTGCCAGCGCCCCGCCACCCGCACGTCCTCCTGCGGAGTCACCGACCGCCAGCGTTGCGCCTCTGGAATCGCCGGTACTTCCACCGGCTCAGCCGGCGGCTTGTCCGCCGTGCTTTCAACGGCTGGAACTTCCGCGGCCGGTTTCTCCAATGGTTGGACCGGCGTTTGCGGTTCTTCGTTCCGTTCGGCCGCGGGATTCATCGCGCTTGCGCCGCCACCCACCAGCATCGACGCAGGAAGAACGTTCAGCCCCTTCCAGGCCGCCGTCATAACGCGCTTACCCAACTCCGTCGGCGTGATGCCCTCATTCCCCAGGTCGCGCAGCAGCGCGCCCGACGGCTCTTCCGCCCACTCCGTTCCACCCTCCGCTATCGACGCCGCAAGAACTCGCCGGATCCGGGACGGTGAAGCACCATGAAATATCTTGTCCAGCCCGACCTTCTCTAATCCAGCGACTACGGCCCCGAATGCTAACGCGCGTGATGCCGCCTCGTTCGCCGGCCGGCCCTCTTCAATCATCGACCGATATTCCGGCACGGCTTCCATACCGGCACCCACCACAGCCGCACCGCGCACCGTCCCGCCGCCCATGACGTACGCTTGAGACATGGACGTAAATGCACTTGCCACCGAACGGCTCCACCATGCCGGATCCGCCAGCAGCTCCGGGTTCTCGGTTATGTCGCCGCTTGGAAAAGTCTTCTGGATCGTGTCCAGTTGCTTGTTCCAATATTCCGCGGCCGTCTCGCCGGCCGCTGTCACCGCGTTCGGTTTGTCAGCGCGAAGTTCCGCCGCCGGCGCGGTCTTCCGCAACTTCTCTTCGCGCTCGGCATACCAATCGGGGGCAATCTTCCGCGCGATCTCATTCTTCAACGTGATAAAATTTCTGCGAATGTCATCGCCCTTCTCGCCGGCCGCCCTCACCAGCTCGGCATTAAAGGACATGGTCTGTGTCCCGGCTTCGGCCGCGCCGGCAACCAGGTTTTCCGCGGTCCGCTTCAACACTCCAGGCTCGCCGCCCGTCACGACTTTCGGAACGCGCTTCACCAGGTCCGGAGCTGTGCGCGCCGCCTCGACCAGCGAATCCGGAGCACTCGCCCCCGTCATTGCATCACGAAGATCCAAGGATGGGAATGAAGTCGACGCGCGTGGCGTGGCGACAGATTTCTCCGGCGCGCTGACCGGTTCGGGGATTTCCTTCGGCACGTCGGCCGCCGGCTGCGCTTTTGGAAACTTCGTCGGGAACTTCGTCCGCAACATTCCAGAAAACCGCGCGCGCTCCGCCTCCTGCTTGTCCTGCGGCATGGCCTGGAGCTTGGCCGAATAGTCCGGGTAGGAAGAAACGAACGTCGACCAAAGCCGCTCCTCCGCTTTGGCGAGCTTGTCCGGATCCTGCGCCAGCGCATCCCAGCGCGGATCCTGCACGACGGTTGTGGGATCGAACGGCATGGCGCTACCGCGGCCGCTGGAACATTTGTCCAAAGTAGTCAGGCCGCGACGCCACCGGCTTCAATGCCGGCAGCCTGGGCGGAAGAGCCCCGCCGCCGCGCACCGGCTGCTGTTTGAACGCCTGGCCGAAATAGTCTGGAGGCATCGCTCCGGCCGCCGGCTGCTGCGGCATCGGCCGGCGCCCCATCATCATGCTCATCGGATACATCATTCGCCGCCCTCCATCGAGTTGAAGAAGTCGCTGTTGAAATCGCTCGCGTTCGTCGCCCCTTCCCACCCGGACGGGATCAACGTCGGCGCGGCCGCGGCCGGCGTTGGCGCCACGGGAACCGCAGCCGGCGCAGTCTGTTCCTTGCCGCCCATCCGCTCCAGCCACCCCGGAGCGGCTTTGTTCGCGTTCTGGACTGCTTGATAAGCCACGTATGCATCGACGGCAGAAAGCTTTCCTCCCGCAGTGTTTGCGATAGTCCACTTCCCTTTCCCGTCCTGGAGCACCGCAAGGGTGGATGCTTTGCCATCCGGTCCCGGCACATAGCCCACCACCCGCGGCGCCGCCGGCGGAGCTCCGCCGGCCGTCGACCGCAACGGCTGCGCGCTGTTCGGGCTCGTCATCATCGCCTGGATCCCGCCGCCGGCATCCACCACGCTCGGCTTCCACGGCCCCTTCATCGCGTCGCCCATCGCCATGCCCTGCTCGAACATCTTGGGATCCGTCACACCGGCATTCCGCATCGCCTGGGCCATGTCAATCGGCTCCGCCCCGGCCGGAGTCATGCCGCGCTGATAGAGCTGCGCGTTTTCAAACGCGCGACGCTGGCCTTCGGTCCGCGTGCGGTCGCCCTGCTCCTGCTGCCATGTCTGTCGCTCGCGTTCCAAGCGTTCCATCGTCATGTTTGTCGCCAACGTCTCTATCACGCCCCGCTTCTGACCAATGCTCATGGACGCAATCTGCCCGTCTGAATACTTATTGGCCTTTAGAATCGCGTCGTACTTGTCGTTCTCCTCCTTGAGCAAACGGTCCTTTTCCTTCTGCTCTTTCTCCTGCTCCTTGCTCCGGAGAATGCTCCGGCCGAACGCCTCCCCAACATTCTCGATCCCGCGGCCCAGGATTTCACCCACCTGGTTCGTCGTCCGCGGCGCATACGTGATAGCCATGATCCAAGTCTCCTATTTAGCTGAAACCCGCCGCGGCCACATTGCCGCCGGCGCTGAGCAAACTGCTGAGCAGCGCCGCGTTGTTGTTCGCCGTCGTGTTCGCCTGGTCCACACCCGAGTTGTAGAGAAGGCTGAAATAATCGCTGTTCGCGTTCGCCGTCGCCGCGTTCGCCTGGTTAGTCGCGTTCTGGTTCCCGCTGTAAACGTTGTTTGCGTACGCGCTTTCCGGATTGAAAATGTCCGTGCTGTTGGAAGACGTCGGCGCCGGGATCCCCTCGAAGCCCAGGTTGCTCGACGGCCGGCCCAGTATCACGCTCACCGGATCCCCGTAAATAGATTTGTTCAGCCCGAGCACGCTCGACGCCAGAGCCTGGTTTTCCTTCTGCTTCGTCCGCTTCGCTGCGTCCAGGTTCATCACCTCGCTGAACACCGCCGGATCCCCGAGCACCATGCCGCGGTCGTTATACGCCGCGCGGGAATTTTGCTCCACCGCGCGCTGCTCGTCCGGAGTCAGCGCCCCGCCCGTCGCGAGCTGCGCCGCCGCTTCCTTGTTCAACTCGTCCAGGAGCGCCGCCGCCTCCGGGTTCGCCAGCCGGTACGCATCCGTCACCTGGGGCGCAAGCGCCTGGAGATCCGCCATGTCCTGCGTCCGCCCCGCCGTCGTGATTCCCCGGCCCACTTCCGCGTACTTCGGCAGAAAGTGCGATTGAATCCTGTAATTCAGGCCGGCATAAGCCGGCATGTACTTGAGGTTCGACCGGAACAGCTCCGGAGCCATGTCGATCTGCGCCTGGAGCGTGTCCGCCGTCTCCGCGTAATAGTCCCGCGTCGCCGGCTCGTAAGTAAATTCAGTCGGCGCTGAGTTCGGGTAGCCGCTGGGATCCGGATAGTCCGGAGAAATGTCCGTCAAGTCCGACGGCAACCCGAGCAGATCCTCTAGCCCGTTTATCGGGCTCTGCGTCACGTCGAAAATGTCGTAATTTGTTCCCGGTATGGTTGCTTCGCACATAGTCAGCTCTCCCCAAGTTTCAGAAACGCGAGCTCGCTCGTCACGTCGGTCATGCCGATCTTCTTCCCCGGCTCATAAAGTGGGCTGTCCTTGTTGCACATCACCAGAACCTTCGGCATCACCGCCGCGCAGAAGTCCCGGCAAAACATCATAAGCTTCGCCGTCTTGAACGGCTGCGCGTCCGGATCCACGTGCAGCGATCCCACCAGGATCTGCGCGTGCTGGAACACGCCATAGATCCGCCCGTTATCGTCACGCACCACAAAGCCATGCCAGCCAGGCACCACGACCTTCCCGCGCGTCCTGCGCTGAAACTCGTTCACCTCCGGCAGATTCTGCTCCGTGATCGGTTCCGCGTTCATATTCCTATCGCGATCCACCCCACCGTCACCGCAACCGTGTCCGCGGGGTTCGTCGTCCTGTGCGCGAAAAGCGTCATCCCCGTACTCGCGCCACGAACGCCGTGCGCCGTGTACGCCGTGGCTCCAGGCAGCGACGTCCCATCCGCATCCATCACGAACGCCACCACCACATAGGACGTTCCGGACGTGAACGCCGCGGGAAAATTCACCGTTCTCCCCGCCGTCCAATAGAGCCCAGCAAGAAGATTCATCGCTTCGGATCCCCAATAGACCTTTGCTCCCGTCACGTTCGTCACCACGCCGTAGCCGGCTTGGATCTGCGACGCCGCCAGGGATCCGAAAATGAGCGCATTCCCGCGCCGGAGCAAAATCGTCTCCTCGCTCGTCGCCTGGAGCGCGCCAGGATCCCCGGCAGAATTAAGCGCACGGCAGAGCACCGTCAGCGCATCCATGTCCGCCAGCTTCGCGTTTGTCACCGCGTTGTCGACGATCTTGGACGTCGTCACGCTTCCGTCGGCCAGCCCGAGCTGCGCCGCCACGTCCGCATCCAGCTTGTCCGCCGTGATCGTTCCGTCCGCCAGCTCCCGGTTTGTCACCGCGCCGGCCTGGAGCCGCGCCACCAGGTCCGTCACCAGGCGGTTCAGCTTTGACAGGTCGATGTTTTCCCCGCCGGCCTCGTCAAACGTGTAGCCCGGAGTGATTTGGATTTCGCCGCTCATGGTTATTCAGCCTCCGTCACGCTGTAGAGCACCCACACGTCAATGCTTCCCGCCGTGCTCGCGCTCAGGTTTGCGCCTGTGCTCGTCGCCGCGATCTTAATGTCCTTGCCGCTGGAGTTCGCCGTCTCGAAGCCGGCCGTCGTGTCGAGCTGCATCACCGTGTCGCCCGGAGCCTGGAAAACGTTGTGCGGGATCGTGTACTTCGTCAGGTTGTCCGTTATGCCGATGTTGATGGTGTACGCCGAAATTGCGCCGCCGGTGAAAGCCGCGCTGTGCTTCATCTTCACCGCATGGATCACGCCATGCCCCGGCAGCGTGAAGAGCGTGATGTTGTTTGTTGTCGCCGCCGCCTGGAGCTGCGTGTGCGTCACCGTAAACTTTTTCCAGCGCGGCACCGCATACCGCGCGCTCAGCACGCCGGCCAGAACCTGGAGCGTCAGGTTGTCCACGCCGCCCGTCCCGTGGTCCATCGTGCGGAGCAGATCGTAAATGTTCTCGCGCGTGCAATCGCGCTCCGGCAGCTCCTGCGTCGTCTCGAATTTATTGGACATGGTTTAAGCCCCCGCTCGTGGCGCGCGATCCCCCGCGCTGCTTTCAATCGCTATTCCGTGAAGGTTGTAACGGCCCTGCGTGTTCCGGATCCGGAGCTGGCAATACGTCCCGCGCCGGTCGATCCTGTACGGCTCCATCCGGCGCTGCATGAGCTGCGGGTTAACCCCGTTATCGCCCAGGTCGATCTCCTCATACTGGTCAAGGTGCACGCTGTAGTCCTCGCGATACGGCAGCGCGTGGTCGTCGTTCGGATTCTCCTCGTCATAATCCGCGCGGCCGTGCACGTAATACCGCGTGCGGCTTCGCGTCTCCTCATCCGCCAGGTTCTTCGTCTCGCCCACCCCGTCCAGGATCGCGTCGATGGAAAAGGTTGGATCCCAGGTCGCTTGATGAACATACAGGTGCATGGACCGCTTCCGGTCAATGGTCTGCGTCGCATAGCCCCGCGTGATCACCTCGTCCTCGATCTGGAACTCCTCGTCATACAGGTAATCCGTGAAGCCGCGGCCCACGATGTAAACCGCCCCGTTCGCCTTGCGATCCGCCAGGTTGTCCCGGTTCACCGCAAACAGCCGCCGCCGGCCGGCGCTGTTCGTCCGGACAAACGTGTGGACGTCCATCATGCTCTCGTTCGTCCAGTAGCCGCTCCAGGTTCCATTGATCCCGTCGAAGACAATCATCGCGTTGTTGTACTGCGCGCCGTCGATAGGAATGGCCCAATACAGCTTGTTGTCGATGTAGCCGCCGGCGATCAAGCCGGCTTGTGACCAGTTAATCCGGTCGATGATTGGCTGTATTGGGCCACTCAAAGGTTCAGTCTTGAGCTGGAGCTGGTTGTCCAGGATCTGGCCGATGGCGCGGATCCCGCCCTCGGAGAAGAAGAAAATGTCCTTGCCGTCCGTCACGATGCTGTTCCGCGCGATGCAGCCGAAAGACATCGTCAGCACCTCGTTTGTCACTTCGGCCAGGTTCCCCGTCAGGTTCGTCAGCGCGTGAATGCTCTGCGTCTTGAACGCGATCAGCGTCGAGCGATTGCTCGGGAACAACCTCACCAGCTCGTCATCGCTCCCCTCGTTGATCTTGAATTGCCCCGTCGCCACGCCATAGCGCGTATAGTCGAGAATGTCGCTCACCACGATCTCATCCCGGCCGCTGATCACATACACCCGGTTATTCAGGAACGTCGCCTCGCTCGCCTGGGGAATGTCCTGCGTTCCGTCCGCGTAGATCGCGCTCGTGTGCGCCGGATCCGTCGTGTTCGGCGCGGCCGTCTGCACCAGCTCCTCAAAGTCCTGGGTAATGGCCGACATTTCATTGGCCGGATTCCACACCAGCACGCTCTTGTCCGGGCCCCGAAACATCAGCACCCGGTCAAAGCATTGGATCATGCAAACATCTTCCTCGATAGGCTCATCGTTCGGCAGCCGGATATATGTCGGCTCCGTGTTCGGCATAATCCGGACCACACCCGTCTCGACGGCAATGAGGATCCCCTCCTGCCCGTACGGATCCGAAAACTCACACGTCCCGTACACCTTGCCGAAGCCCGTCACCTTGTCGAAGTCGAAGCCCTCCGCCTCCATGCCATACGTGTCGATAGCCACCAGCGGGATCCCGCCCACATACTCCACGAAAATCGTGTGCCAGTTGTTGGTCGACACATTCCGGAGCTGCAGCGTCTCGTCGTTCCGCACCATGAAACTCGGATACAGCGCCGCCGCGTGCGCCTGGTTGTCCGTCATCCCGGCCTGGTCGACCGCCAGGACGCCCACCCCGGCCACGTCGATCACATAGATGCTGTGCCAGAGCCCCGTCGTCAGGTTCCGGAGCTGCAGCGTCGTGTCATCCAGCAGCCGAAAATTCGCGTTCGCCTGGTTGTAGGCCGCATACGACCAATTCGCGTCGCTCATCGGGTTTGTGTCGAGCCAGAGCGACACCACGCCGGCATTTGTGTCCACCGCAATCGCGTGCCACCCGGACGGCGCGGCGGAGCGCAGTTGGAGCGTCGTGCCCCCGTAGACGCGAAAATTCAGGTCCGCGTAGCACGCCGGATCGCTACTGAACAGCGCCAGAAATTCATGGTCCTGGAGGAAGTCGATAGGGAAATCAACCGCCGGCTCGCCGGCCCAGCGCACCGTCGTCAGCCCCCTCCGCGTCTCCGCCACGCCCTGGCGAAAATCCTTGTTGATTGCACGCGCTACCAGCCCCGCAGGGAGACTTTCAGGGCTCCGGCGCTCATCTACGCCCGATAGCTGGAGATCGCCCTCCAGCACCGCCTGGTCGTCCTTCTGGCCGTATGACCTGTAGCGTGTCACTTGTGTTCCCAAATTCCCGCCACTCGCAGCCCGAACCAGCGCCACCACGCCCGGAACGGAAACCCGAAATCCGTAACCGCGTCTCGATACCAGGCCGCCGCCTCCGCCCAGGTCCAAAGGTGTCCGTCCGGAGTTCTGACCCCCTTGCGGAGCAGCCGGCACAGATAGTCATGCCCCACGCCGTAAGGCTCCTTGACCAGCCCACCCATGAACATATCCGGGACCAGCGTCGACCCGTCGCTCTCCATTTCCCAGCTCTTCCCCTCGCCGTCATACCCGTACGCCCAACGAATCACCTGGCGCGTCGCCTGGCGCATCACCATCCGCGGCAGCAAATCCTCGACAATGAAGTGACGGTTATCCCCATCCCACTTGAGCGCCTCGAACCGCTCCGGCGGAATCACCATCTTCGCATTGTCCAGCATCGTGATCATGTGTCGTTAAAAGGCCAGGCCCATTCGAATATTGCCGTTTTCTTCCCGTCGTGCGCCTTGATATAGACCGGCACGATCTCCCCGCGCCGCGCATTGATCGAATGCTCGCCCACACCGAAAGCGTTGGTCAGCTCCTTAAGCGCCCCGTCCATTTGATCCGGCCGCATCGAATCCACAAATTCACCCTTGATGTAGAGCTTGCCCTGCGTGGCCTTCTCCTTGCCCTGCTTGATCGGCCACTCGTCACACCCCTCCGTCCGGATAAACACGTCATCGTCGCCGCGATGCTTGATAGAAACGATCCTGGGCCCCACCACCGCCGGAACGATTGCCGGAATACTCTCCGCCACCTCCAGCACCAGGTCATACCCGTACTGCGCTTCCAGCTTCGTGTACGTCGTCAGGATCTTGTTGATCGCCGCCATCTTCTTCGGATCGTTCCGAATCGACGCCGGCAGCTTGTCCAGGTCGCTCTGCTTGATCTTCACCTGTTTGGGCGCAGCCATGTCCGCTACTCCTTAACCGCGGGCTCTAAGAGCGACGGATCCGCCTGGATCGCCTCGATCAACGTCGTCAGCGCCGCCAAGGGATCCGCCGGATCCACCGGCTTCCCTGGCGCGGGAATCAAGTCCGAGGGTTTAACCGTGTTGTCCACCATCGTCCCGTCGGGCACGATGTACGGCGGTCCTCGATGGAACTTCGACACGTCCACCGGCTTCCCCTCGCCGTCCAGAATATCCTGCTGCCAGGTCCACCCAGCCGGCAGGATCCGCGATTGCGACGGAAGCTTGCGGACGTCGATGATCCCCACCGTTTGCCGGATCTGCGCCATCACCGCCGGAGAAATCCCGTTTGCCGCTGCGATCTTGTCATCCGCCGATTGAACCGAACCGATCAGGCCGCCGTTGATGCCGGCGCAACCCGCCAGCGAGCAAACCGCGAGCAAGGCAATACTCAATTTCGTTTTCATGGTCCCCCTCGTTTTCCGATCAGCATGTCCGCCAATGCATTCGCAAGAATCCCAACCAATCCCACCAGCGCCGACCAGGCCACATACCGGAGCGAGCGCAGCCGACGCACCTCGCCCACCATTCCCCCGTCCGAATTGATCCCGTCAGACATGCGCCCGAACAGAGCCAGGCGAATGTCCGCCAGCGTCCGCTTCGCGTCCTGCATATCCGTCGCCATCGCCGTCCATTGTGCCTCTGTAGGCCCATTCCACTCCGCTGGCGTGTGGTCGCGGTCTTGTTCGGTTTCTCTATGGACTGGGCTCATAGGTCACGGACCAACCGGGCTCACGGTTGCATTGCTCTTGATGATTGCTTCCGCGGCCAGCCCTTGATTGATGGCGTCCTGTTCGCGCCACACTCTCCGCACCCAATTCGTCAGCGCCTGGCCGGCCGCAGTCTGAAATCGCACGGTGTAATTCGATCCCGCGCCGGCCACATTCGCATCCAACCATTGTTTCAGCGTCGCCTGAACGTTCGTGTTCGCCGTGATGGTCACTACATTCGTGACATTGATCGCCGCCCCCTGCGCGAGCGCGGTCGCACTCATAATCGCTAGCACTAGCAGTAGTTTCCGCATCTGATTCTCCTTAGTAGTCAATCACGTTGAAAAGGATCGTTCCGCTGTACGTGCTTACGGTTTCCAGCGTGAACGCCGTCGTAGTCCTGTTCGTCAGGTTAAACGGTGCAAGGCCAGCGACAGCGCCACCGTCCAGGAATATCGGGTGGACAATGTAGGTAGTGTCGGGCATGGCGACGGGCATGGTTACGATGCACACGCCGCTCGTCATCGTCGCTTGTCCAGCATTCGCCAGCTTCAAATTTCCGCCGGTTCCCTGTATGTGAACAGCGCCGTTGACGACCAGCGCGGCGTGCGCTCCGTTGGTCACGGTGATCGCTGAATACCACAGGCTCCCAGGATCCCGGATAACCACGCAGTCCGTTGCAGAATCGACGGCCAAAACCTTCACAGAATTGACCCCCGACACGATAAAGTCCCAATCGCTTTTCCCGATGTTCTGCACGGATACGCCCGTTCCGCCTTCGACATAGCGATGCTTGAAAACAGGCGTGGCGGTTGCACTCGTGGTATCTGCAGCCGTGCCAGGAACGGCGTACAGAACCATGTCCGCCTCGTCCACACCGCGGAACATCACTAAGGCCAAATCTTCGTCGCCGGCCGTCTTGCCTGCCGCTCCAAAGAATGTTCCGTTTGCTCCGTTATAGACTCCCGCCCTCGACGCCGTCGAAAGCGAGAAGCCTGGTTGATAGCTCGATGACGGCCCAGCGACACCCGATAGCGCAAAATTTGGCGTGCCGTTTGTTTGCTGTACGACGGTACTTACCCAGCCCATGCCGTTCGACGCATCGACCGTCATGGCAAGATTGGGTATCGTTCGTACAGCCGTTGATGCAGATGCCCCGCTGTGTTGCCGCGCGCGGTCATCAAACATGGTCACGCGGCCGCCAGCCTGTAAGTGATTCGTTGTCGGAATCTGCACGACCTCCACTTGCGAAGCGTTGCTGATCGTGTAGCCGGCAAAGGCCATATTGGTGTTGATCGGTGTCTGCGCCATCGTCACCGTCACCGTGGGCCCGGCCTGACTTGCACTAGCTGCAGCGTTGTTAAGGTTGAGCTGCGACAGCCCCGTGTAGTCGGTCCCGTTCACGTTCATCTTGCTGATGGCATTCGTGACCCCAGCCGCACCGCCGGAATCGACATACGCCTTCGTCGCCGCATCACTCCCGGCCGATGGCTCGCGAACCCGAACCGTGGCACCCGTCAAAACAACAATATTTGTTTCCCCGGACACGCGCACATAAACGTCTTGCACGCTCGACTGAATAAGAGTTCCGGTTCCCTTCGCGTTGATCTGCGATTGCAGCGAGTTGCTGACTCCAGCGAAAACGGGATCGGATTCTGTAGTCACAAGCCCCAACTGCGCCGCCGTCTTGAACGCCGGCGTGCTTGTTGCCCCCGTCGATGCCAAGAGCGTATTGCTGGCCGCATACGGAATCATCACCGCGTTCGTGCTGCCCAGCGTCACCGCCACGGCCCACGTGCTGGTCAAATTCGCGCTGCCGCCACCACCACCGAGGGAATCCGCAAAATAGACCGTAGTCGTGTTCCCCGAAACCAGCACATTCGTCACCGCCGCGCCCACAAACACCAGCCGCCGCGTAGCGCCGTTCGTCCCGTAAATCGTCTCCAGCGTGAACTGCGAATTACTCGCCACCGGCGCGCCGCTGGCCCCGGAAATGTCGCCCAGGAAGGAGCCGTAATACTGATCCGCCATCACGGACCCCACCACATGCACGTTCGCGGTAGGGTTTGCCGTATTGAATCCCAGGCGGCCGCGGTTCGTCCCTTCCCACAAGAACACCACCGCGCGGTCCTGGACCGACTTGAGCCGGTTCGTCTCCACATCGCCCCAGGCAAACATCAGCCCGTCCGCGTTCGTGCTCGCCAGGTTGCGCCCGAAAATCAGCTCATAGTTCTTCGTCGCGGAAATGTTGAGTCCGCCCGGCCCTGCGGAATACTGCCCTGTCACATCGACGTTGTCGCCCCCGCTTGCCGCGGAATAATCCCCCGCGTTGTTGTTTTGTCCGCCGCCAATAGCCGACCCGGTTCCGCTCGCCGCATTGTTATAGCCGCCGGCCGCGGTCGACTTTGCACCGCTCGCCGTGTTCTGCAACCCGCCTCCGGAAGTCGAGTTCTCGCCGCTCGCCGTGTTCGCAAAACCACCCGCAACGGTCGACTGCGACCCGCTCGCCGTCAGGTTGCTCGATCCACTACCCACGCTCGCCCCGTCTGCAATCGTAATGCCGTGTCCCGTACGAAGGATTCGCGAGAAGAAATACGTGTCATCTTCGAATGAATTGTATTCCGTCCAAGCGTTCGAACTTGCCAGCCTGCCCAGATCATTCGATCCGCCGGCAATGTTCATCCGCGCCACGGTCGACGTCCGCCCGTTGTTTGTCCGCGTCACCAGCTCCCAATCCGCATTGACCCCGGCTTCAAATCCCATTACATCCGTGGCCTCTACCGTCGCATCATCCCATATCAGCACATTCGTCAGATTGAAGAAGTCGGCGTAATACCCCGGAAGCTGTCCCGCAAACAAATCCGCATTCGTCGCGTTCCCCACCGCCACCGTCGACCGAAACACCGGCGTCGTGCCGTCAATATAGAAGTAGCCGCTTGTGTAGGTTGGCGTATCAAAATAGGTCATGTCATATGGTGCCGTGATCGACCGGTAGTAGATCCTCGTCACGCTCATCGTCTGCCTGGGAAACAGGGCTTCGACCGAACTGGTCGCACCACCATCGAGATAGATATTTCCGTCAGGCCCATTCGATGCCGTGATCCCGCTTTGCCCCTTGATCCGGCTGAACGTCAGCCCTGGCGCGGCCCCGCTCTGCAAGACGTTCGCATACGGCGCACCTGGCGCCGTCACGCTGCTCGCCCCCGTCACATACTGCGCCAGGTTCAAGATCGACGCCCCAGCGAGATCACTCCACTCGTCGATCAGCACCGCGTTGAGCATCAGCTCCTCCGCCACAAACCGATCTGATCCGACGCTCGTGAAGCCGCTCACCGTCTTCGGCCCCTGCACGGCCCCGGTCGCGCCTGTGCTGACCATGATCGCCACGCTCACGGCGCTGGTGGGGTTTGGGTTGGTCCACTGAGCTGAGCTGTTTTGCGACAAGCAAAACAGCCAGCTCATCACGCCGTAGCCGACAAGGCGAAGGCGGATATGTCGTTTGTTCCACATCGCAAACCGGTCCTCTCTCACGGCAGCCGGAGCTGCTGCATCGCCATCGTTCCGTTCGATCCCGTCGCCCGGATAAACTTCGCCGCCAGCGCCAGGGCCCGGCTCCAGATCACGCGCGTATTCGCCGCCAGGTAGATCCCGCTCGTGTCCGTCGGCGCTGTGCCGTCGAACGTCACGCGCACCGGCTGCGCGTCAATGCTGATCATCACGTGGCTCGTGTCCTCGTGGATCGCGCCGATCTGCACACCGGCCGCCGTGTTGTCCACCGTCACCATACGGCCCGGCTGGTTCGGGTTCGGCACTAGCTCTTGCTCAAGATTCGTCACACGCATTGCTGAAAGTCCCATCGCCGTTTCTCCTTATCTTCCGATGAATTGCGCCGCCTGGCCCTGGCCCTGTTGCCCGAAAATCACATCCTGCAGCCGCTGCAGCTCGAAATACGCCGTACCAGGACGCGGATTGTCCGTCTCCCCCGTCACCGCCTCCGCCTTCTCAAGCTGCCCGTCGTCCTTGAGCGCGTCCGCATAAGCCGCCAGTTTGACGAACAGCTCCAGGAAGGCCGGAAACTCCACACGTTCCCAATTCGCCGTAGTGGGCAAATTCCCCGTCGTCGAATTTAGGGCCCGATAGCACTCGCCCGTCGGCGGGTAATAGACCAGGGCATCCGCCGCGTACGTCGTCAGCGCGTTGTACGTTAAACTGGTGAACCGTCCTGGGCGTCGGCGGAATTTGACATACACAAGTGAGGGCGCATCGCTTTCCACCTGGATCCCGTCCGCACTCGGTGAGAACGGAAGCAGCGTGACGTACTTGGTCAGCCGCGGATCCGATCGCGAAATCTGCTCCACCTCGCCTATCTCCGTCAGGCCGGTCGTCCCGGCCGGCGGATCCCAGGGCACATAACGGTTGAAGCTCGTCAGCTCCGTCCAGTACGTTGTGTTCGTGATTGCCGTTCCTGCCGGCACATCCTGGGCTGCGATATAGTATCCGTCTTCATCGTCCGAATAGACCTCGTCATCCTCGTCGTATTCTTCCGTGCTGTCGTGTGTCTGCCGATAAGCGCGCTGCTCAATGAGCATCACCTCCGGCCAGAACGCCCACTCATAGCCCTCGCGGAAACGGTTGTTGATGAACTCCGTGTACGCCGCCGCCAGCTCCGTCGTGAGATCCACGTCCGGGTCGTACCCCATCATTCGGGTAACACCGTGCAGGATCGTTTTGAACGTCACCGTTCTCATTTCGAAGCCTTCGCAAAGTCCGCGCCGTAGTTCTTGGAAAACTTCACCTTGTCCGGAGTCGGCGTGTACCCCACGCGAATCTTGTTCGACACGTTCTTGATCCGGCACTCCGGGTTATCGCGAAGGAACTCCCGCACGAATTGCGGATCCTTCCAGCACTGATAGCCCAGGCGCTGGCCCCAATAGTGATAGAACCGGGAATGCACCTGGAACTTCATTTCTCCAAAATCAAGCCGCCGGCGCTCGCCCTGGATCGCCGCCGCTAAACGCTGCTCCCGCTCCGCCATCACCAGCGACGCCTGGCGGCCGGTGTTCAGCTCCGCAATCAGCGCGTCCGTGAGCTCCAACTCGCCCACATCTTCATCTTGTACGCTTGTAACCATTGGAAAAGGAAAGCGCCGGCCGGGTCAGGTCGGCCGGCGCTTTGGGGTTCAGGAAGTCTCTAAGCGCCGGCCGTTACTGTCCCGGAGGCGTGACCTTGAAGTACGCCCGGAAGGACAGATTCGACAAGGCTGACAACGACTCTTCCGCGTTCGGAGTAAAGACGAAGTCAACCGTGTCGTTCACCGTGTAGACACGGTGGCCCAGCTCCGACGCGCTAAGCGACGCCGTCGCGTTCGTCGCAACCAGGTACGTCGTCGCTGACGCCGTAATTCCCGTAGCCACAACCGCGGGAATCCCTGGGTTCGTGATGCCGCTCGCGGTTTGAACCGCGTACGTCATCGTGGTCAACGTGACAGATGACGGTGTGACCGTGATGGTCCCGCCGTTCGGCGGCCCCAGCTTGAACCACACCTCAGTCCCGTCGACGTTGAGCTCTGTGCTCGTCAGGTAACGGTCGTCGTCGTCGCCGTCACCGATTTTCAGCAACGTGGAACCGGTATAGTTCGTGTTGCCGGAATCGGCCGGTGTGTCGACCACCAGCGCCACCATTTCCACGGCCGAGTTCGACACGACGCTCAAGCATGAGCTGATCGTCTGCGCCGAATTTGTCACCGTGTTCGTCAGATCGCCCTCGCTGATCTGCACCAGGTAGTTCGCCCCCCAAAGGGCCCCCTCCTGCACGCCAATCGGACCATAGGATGCCGCGTTCGCGCTGATCGTCGTGATCAGCAGCGCCGCGAGCCCGGCCACCGCCATATTCATCTTCATCTTCATGGATCAATCCCTCTCGTTTACTGGTTGAATGATGCTTCCCGCGTAATCGTTTCGGAGTTCGTCCTGGTCTTAGTCGGCGCTGATTTCGACCTTCGCCATGCCTTTCGGGTTGTAGCAGAGGAGCGCGAAGATCGCGTCCACGATGGCGCGCGGACCGCCGCCCTGGTCTTCCAGGTCGCGGATCTTGGGCAAGCGCGTATACGCCAGCGCCAGCATGTCCGGGTCGATGAAGTACCCGCTGCGGGTGCTCTTCGCCGTCGCGGCGCCGCTGACGGGATCGCGATAGAGCCAGGGGCTCAACATCAAATCGACCTCGCCGGTGTCCAGCACCAGGCGGTCCACCGTGTTGATGACCGTCTTCGACTTCGCATCCTGGTTGAACTGCCGAACAATCGTGTTGTTCGACACGTTCGCCACGTAGCGCGTGAAGTCCGTGATCTTCTGCTTGAGCTTCGTGCCGACAATGCCCGTCAGGCTGCTGTTGCCCTTCCGGGTGTCATAGGCCGACTGCATGATGTTGATGAGCGAGTCCTCGGTGAACGTGCTCAGCGCCGCGGAGAAGATGCTCGCCGCCGGCGTGCGGACTTCCGCCGCCACCGGATAGAGCGCCTGGGCCGTCGCCAGGAGCCATTTGCCCAGGCCGCGGGTTTCGTTCGGCAGCGTGCCGTTGTCTTCCTGCAGCTCGGAATCCGAAAGGATCCGCGATTCGATCATGCGCTTCACGAGCACCAGGCTTGCCGCCTTCTGGCGCTTCATTTCGCCGCGGCCGGGAATGCCGGCGATCACGGTTTCCTCGGCCATGTCGGAAACCTTCGGGTTGTCCCAAACTTTTTGCGCGAGGGTCTTGAGCATGTAGCGCGGGACGCTCGAAAACGAGCTGACGTCAACGCCGTCCACAACGCCCTTGTGCGCGCGATCCGGATAAACCTCCGCCTGAAACTCGATCAGTTTCTGGTTCGGCTTCTGGATCTTCTTGATCATGGACGCCACAGGCGTCGTTTCGGATTCGATGTTGGCGATGATGTCGGCCAGCGCCTGGCGCTTCCCAACCTGATCGCGTTCGTATGCCATTGCCATGTTGAAACTCCTGGGCTTTCGCCCCTTGATGATTGGTGTTTACTCGTCGGTCGTTTCCAAGCCGTCCAGCGCGTCGCCAAGAGCATCCAGGCTCTTGCCGGCGGTCGCGGCCTTCTCGATGCGGTTCGCGTACGTCGCGCCCTTTTTGCCGGTGGTCGGTTTCGCGGTCGTGCGCGCTGGGGCTGAATCAACGGGCACGCGCGGCGCTGCTTTGGTGGGGGTCTTGCCGTCCCGCTTCTTGGCGGCAATGCTTTCCCTCACAAGCTTCTCGCCGGCCAGGTAGTTGCCGACGATCAAATTGACGAACGGATGACCCCGCAAACCCGGAATCGACTGCAAGATGCGTTCGCGCTTTGAAGCCGCCTCGCTCTTTGCGTCGAGCAGATCCGGATAGAACTGCTTGACAAGCGTGGCGTCGACCTGGCGACGCTGCTGCAGTCGCTGACGAGCCTGGGGGAGCAATCGCTCGCGCCGCTCTTTGACTTCGTGGTAACGATCACGGACTTGCTCCGCCGTAAACGACTCTCCGCCTTCATCGGGCGCTTCATAGCCATCCCAATGCTTGAGGAGCATTCGCTCAAACTTCGCCAGCTTTTCATCCTCCGCCGCAATTTCGGCTTCGGACTCCGCCAGCATGATCGGATCCACGTCTGCCGGCACAATGCGCGCCGGCCCGGTCTTGATTTGGGTTTCCAGCTCCAGCACCCGCGCCTTGAGGGGTTCCACTTGCTCCTCGGCAGTCCGACGGGCAGCCGTCAGCTTGTCGATTCGCTTTTGGATCCTCGCCTTGCGTGCGTCGGAAATACCGTCCAGGAGCGTATCCTCGGGCTTTTCATCACCCTCGGCTTCCGGGTCGGCTTCCTCCGGCTTCTCGTCACCTTCGGCTTCCTCGGCGGCTTCCTCGGGCTTTTCGTCGCCTTCGGCTTCCGCTTCGGATTCTTCGGGTTTCTCGTCGCCGTCGGTATCCGGCTTAAGTTGGATCAGGTCGCCCATGCCCAGCTCTTCCGCGAGTTCTGCGACCTCGTCGGAGCTGGTCGATTCGTCGCCACCGTCGCGCATGTCTGCGTGCGGTGCATCCGCGCTAAGTTCGGGTTTCTCTTCAACCCCGGCCGCTGCGTCGCCTTTGTTTTCTGCAATCATCGTCAGGGACTCCGTTGCGCCATTGCGATTTCACGCCGACGGCAGCCCCGCAAAGAAGAAAGCCGTCGCTACACACGACGGCTTAACCGGCTTCAATGATATGTGTCTATGGAGTGGTCTGGAAACGCGGACAAGTGCGGTCTAACACGGTCAAATACCCTGCGGTTGTGCCCTCCTGTTCCACGGTCCGCTTGTTCTCCGCGTCGAAATTCGGCACGCCGTATAGAACCGGAGCGCCGCCGCGCGCACGCGAAGAAAACGAGCCGCCTTGATCAACCCCATATCCCGCGCCACCGGCTCCAGCTTCGCAAACTGCTCCGCCAGGCTCATGTACTCCGCCGCCTTCGAGTCCGGCCTGTAAGCCGGACTCGCCGCGGCGAAGCCCTTGGGCGAAGCCGGGCTCACTTCGTCGCCACCTTCACCTGTTCGCTGATCTCGGCCATAACGTCCTCGCACGCCGTCATGCGCCCCAGGCACCAGGCCGTCTCCTTGTCCGGGATACCTGGGCTCGACGCCGCAACGACCGCCGCATCCCGATACTCCTGCAGAATCGCCAGCGTCGCCTTGATGATCGGATGCTGCGGCCCATGACTGAACGCCTCCCGCTGCTGCTTCTCCGTCACCCCCTCCACCCGCATGACGCGCTTGGTAGGCGGCCGGTTCCGCATATTGCCGATGACGAAGCCACCGAACATAGCCACCAACACGATCAACGTGTGGATGATATTGATTTGAATTTCGCTCATAAGTCCCTTTCGTCCTTTTGGTCCCTTGAGTCCCTTTTCCTATCCCTGCTCCACGCCCATCCTGCCCGTCTGCGCGTTCTCCATTTGCTGCACCTGAAACTTCAAATGCTCCAGGCGTTTCGCCAGCAGCCCCTGCTTCCGCGGCGAAAGCTCTTTGATGGCATCCGGCGACTTCTGTGCAATCCCCATGAGCACTTGCATACGCAACGGGAAATTCTGGCCCTGGTCATGCATCGGCGGCTCGATCCCCGCCGAAATCAGCGTAAAATTCTTGAGCTCGTCGTCCACCTCGCGCTGGTTCGCCTGTTGCGCCGGCTGCAGAACCTCGTCCGCCATTTCAGGATCAAACCGCCCGAACAAGAACCGCACGAGCTTGTCGTATTGGATCGTCGCGCTCCGGTCCAACGTCACCAGGAACTTTGAAATGATCTCCGCCATCATCTTCAAATATTCCGTATCCAGGGAACGCACGTCGAACGTGATGCGAAGATCGAATTGTCCCTGGATCTCGTCCACCGTCCGAGCGATCGGTGTGCCGTCCTTGCCCGTCACGCGCGCGATCTCCGCGTCCGTGCAATACTGCTGCACGAGCTGCGCGATCATCCGCACCGCTTCCGAAAGGTTGTCCAGGAACTGGTCCACGCTCTGCTGCCGCAAGATCGTCACCGTGTCCGTCGGCGCTTCCGGATCCGGCCGGCCGAAATAGCGATTGACGCGCTGCTCAATGTTCCGGATCTGCGCATCGCTCGTCGCCGGCGGATTGGGCGACGGAAACCAGCGATACTCTCCCGTCCTCCGTTCCGGGATCTGCCCCAGCGGCCGCAAGATCAGCGGAGTCTTCGGCCGGTTGAACGGCGTGATGATCGGCGGCAACCCGCCAATCTGCCCCACATCGTCCACCAGGTCCGTGTGCAGCTTCATACTCTGCTGCTGCGTCATCACCAGCTCCGCGCAGCCCCGGCTGTCCCATTGCCGCGCCGTCAGGATCTCGCGCTGGAAATCGACGAAGGGATATTTGCCGTGCTTGTAGTCCAGCAGCTCCCGCTCCTTCGCCGTCATATCAACGGCGTGGTGGAACGTCGTCATAAAGATCCCTGGCACGCTGTCATCATTGCTCAAGCGTTGGAATGCCGTCAGGATCTCGAAAAGGCCCTTGTAGTCCTCCTTCGTCTGCGTGCGCGCGTTCTCGATGCTGTAATCCCCGCTCACTTCGCCCAGGTTGTACGTCGGGAACCCGCTCGCGCCGTCGTGCTTGAGCACTTCCTCCACAAACTTCGGATCCCAGCCCTCCGTGATCGTCCGCTCGTGCAGCTCCGGCTCGCTGAACCATTGCCGCCGGTAGATCACCCGCGCGCGCTGCAGCTCACACGTGTTTGACGGATAGAAAATGTCGTCCAGGAAACGATGCGCGCAGATCCGCGGCCCCTTCATCACCGTCTTCTTCGACGGAAACGAAGTCTCACCCGTCTCGCGCAGCTCCCGGATCATCACCCGCGCGCGCTGCGGCTTGATCGACGGGATAATGGTCGCCAGCACCGCCACCGCTTCCGCTTCCCGGTCCGGATTCTTCACCAGGTCCGCCAGGTCCAGCATTTCCTCGCGCGTCACCCGGCCGCCCAGGAGCTTGATCACCGCTTGCGCCAGGTCTTCCAGGGAAACCCGCTCCGTCACCAGTGCAACCTGCTCGTGCCAGTAAACGCCCAGGACGCCCAGGCCCGGCGCGTCGCCTTCCTGGTACTGCGCCACCTTCGTAATCTCCGCGCGCCACGCTTTGCCGATTTGCGACGAAATCACCCACCGGATCATCGTGTGGATCCGCGCCGCTAGCCCCGCGTCGTTTGTCTCCTGCGGAGTCACCTTCACCTGGCCCGACATGGCCGCCGTCACCAGAATCGCCACGCGCTCATTGATCACCTCGTCCGCCAGCCGCACGCGCGCGTCGCTCGCATTCTCAAACGGAAACGCCGGCTTTCCGTCGTTCGCCTCAGCGTGCTTCCGGCCGTCGCTGCTCTGCCCTTCCCACACACAGAATCGCGTCTCCTCCGCCCAGCGCCGCCGCTCAAAGACACCCGTCGATCCGTCGTTCCAAATGTCCTCCAGCCCCTGCTTGAGCGCCTCCAGCGCCTCATCCTTCACCTCCGTAGGACCGCCGTCACCCTCGACTTCGGACATTTGTTCCGCGACTTCGTCATCTGTCTTCATGTTGGCTTCTCCGTGTGTGCAACTTTGGTCACGAACGCTTCAACCTCGTGCTCGACGAACAGGGCGCGCGCCTTTTGGCCGCGCGGACGTGGCATGTACCGCGGCTTCAACGAACCCGCCGCGATCAGCTTCGTGATCTCCTCATCGCTCACGTTCAGCATCGTCTTCACCTGTCCGCGCCGCAGAAATCTAGGTAGAGGCATACCGTATCCCTTCATTAAGAACTTGACAAGTTCTTAGCAAGTATTCCGTCAGCAAGACCCTTCGCGCCGTTCACGACCTGGCTCGTCGTCAGCGTCGCCCATTTCCCGGACGCCACAAACGCCACCACAAGCCGCGCCACCAGCTCCTGGCGCACCGTCAGCTCCGGCCGGCAGACCTCGTGCTTGTCCGCCCATTTCAGCGCCGCCTCTTGCTCCGCCGGTATCGAGTCATCCCATTCCAGCGTCTGACCACACACACACGTCATTTGCATTAGTAGGTTCCTCCTCCAACCGTGTTCCACCTGTCCGCGTCTTCCATGTAAATCGGGTCGCTCTGCAACCAGTAAAACAGCACGTCAATCGGATCCTTCGTTGCGCCCTTGCTCCCGTCCGCGCCCGTCCAGGTCGCCATCGCGAAGATCAGGTTGATACAGTCCTCGCAGATGAAAAGCCGCGGCTGGTTCAGCGCGCTCACCGGCTGCTCCGGGTCATAGTCGAGCACGTCGTTGACCTTTTGGATCGAGTCCGAAATGGCTTTCCCTGGTGCGGCCTTGAACGTGATTCCCACGTCCTCAAAATCCGTGATCAGCGTGCTCGGCCGGTCATTCTCCAGCTTCGGGTTAGACGCAAATCGCGAGTCGACGATCCGCTCCATGATCCGCTCGCGCGCCTCGCCGTTCTCGTCCATGCCGATGATCCAATCATCCTCCTCGACACCCTCCGGCTTTCCAGCCTCGTACTCCTTCCACCCCTCCAGCCTCACGATCTCGCGCTTGTACTTCCAATAGCCGAACCCGAACCCGACTTGCGCCGGCCCTGGCTTCCCGTCCAGGTGCTTCTCGTCGCCCGTCGTCGCCCAGGGCCCAGGCATACCCTTCTCCGGGATCGGGTAGTCGCCCGGCCACTCCCGCCGCACGATGTAGCTTTCATCCTTCGTCGCCCCGCCCCACAGCATGAAGAAATTGCGGCCGTTGCACGGATCCACGACATGATACTTCGTCGCGCCGCGGTACATGGCTTCCGCGACTTCCCGGCTGACGATGTGCACCTTGCGGTTGAACTTCGGAAACTTCGCGCTTACCAGCCGATGCCCCACCCCGTAGAAACGCTCCTTGATAAAATCCGTATTCTTCCCCTCCAGCGTTCCGACAATGGAGATCGGATTTGCGTAAGGGTTATCGCTGGAGTGGAAGAAGACCGTCGCCCGGATTCCCTTCGGGTCATTCACCGCGCTCGGCTTCATCACGCGCGGCACCAGGTCAAACGAGCGCCCCGCCGGCATAGCCGCCTTCGGGTCATACGACTCATCCAGGATCCGCGCCACAACGTCCTCCGGCCGGCACGCCAGGCAGCGCGGCGCTCGCTTCTCATCGCTCGCGAGCTGCAGCTCCGCCAGCTCCTCCTCCGTCACGCCCAGCGCGCGCGCCACATCCTTCGGCCCCTTGTCCTTGGGCAACAGATACCCGATGCTGCTGAACATCGTCTCCGCGCCATCCTGGAAGAGCGCCACCGTTGGCGTGTACCCGTTGATCGGCGTGAAGGTAATGATCATCACCCCGTTCTTCTCTGCGATACGCAGCTCCATTGTCTCGACCCAATCCGGCGGCACCAGCTCATCCGGCCAGATAATGTCCAGGTTGCCACCCTCGACCGTTTCCCGGTTCATCGAGTAGTAGAACAGGCGCAGATCCGAACCGTTCGGCAGCGTGAATTTTCCATCCGCAAATCCGGTTTGCTGCTTGTAGGAAATGTAAGCGACCGCGCTCTTGATCGCTTTCACCGTCTTCCATTCAGCCGGCAGATACTTCCAGAGCAGCGGCTGCTGGTAGTCAATGCTCATGTCCTCCTTCGAGTGCAGGGCCCAGCCACGCTTCGCCGCATAGCTCGCCAGGATCTTGTCGCAACGCTTCGCCGCGTACTCCGACTTCCCTCCGCGGTTTCCCCCGTTGATCAGGAGCACGCGCACCGGCCGCTCGAACCCCAGCCGTTTGCGGATCCGTTCCGCCAGGGCCTGGTCGACCCAGGGAAAGCCCAGGAGCGAATCGCACAGCTTCCAGATCGGCGGCTCCCAGCCATAGCGAAGAGGATCCATCTTCTCCTGGGTAATGATCTTCTCGCGCTGCTTGTGCAGCGCCACGAACGCATCCTCCGGCTTGAGCTTGTTCATCGAAGCATAAGCCGCCACCTCCGCCGCCGACGGCTGGAGCAGGATCGGATGAGGAGTCGGCTTAAACGTCATCTAGTCCCGCACCCTTCCATAGCGCCCCCAGGACTTCCGCACGCCGGCCAGCGCCGCGCTCAGCCCGGCCGCATCCCGCCACGGCCGCCCATCGACGACGATCCGGTACTGGTCAACCCGCTGGCAGGAGTGCAGATCAAACACGTGCTTCTCCCCCGAAACAAAATCCTCCAGGGTGATCCGCCTCACAAGATCCGGCAGCGCGTGAGACGAGCGAGGAGCGAGTCCAGCGCAAGCCTCGATCCGTTTCCGCTCCTTCGCCGCGCGCATCTTGCTCATCATGTTCAACACACGAGCGCGCCGATTCTTACGATATGAGACAGAAGCCATCTACTCCTTGCAAGGGTCGCCTAATCTAGTGTTCGAA